GGCAGCGCGACGTTACAAAATAGACACGGCAATCTTATTCTTGGCGGCGTTGAGCCAACCAATAAGGCTGGCGAAGAGATTACCTATGGCGGTCAGATTACGTTGCTTGATGCTTCCGGCGCGTATTCCGCTGGCATTAAAAACGCCAGCTTTGACTATACGCTGCTTCTTTCAAATGGGCCGAATATCAAGAAAGGCTTTATGCCTTTTGTAACCCAGGTTGAAAACGCTGATGTGTCTTTATCCTTTGGCCCTATTGCAGATGCGATAGGCTATTCGACCAAAGACAAGCTGGGCGTAGCTCAGGTTGGCGGCAACATTGACGTTGATACAAAGGGTGTCATTAGCGTTAAGACGGCTGATAAGGGTGTTAGAGGGCTTGTAACGCCTGGCGCGTCGATTGATGTTAATGACGGTGTTATCACGCCAAGCCTTGCGACGTTGGCAAGCCCTGGCATTGTTCAAGTTGGCAGCGGATTATCTGTTGACCAGAATGGCGTTATCTCCACGACTAACGCAATCGCCTTTGTAAATAAGAAGGTGTTTGATAATAATAATCCTTATCCTAAGAACTTTACTTGGCAGATACCAGAAGGTGTTGATTACTTCCGCGTGAGCGTATGTGGCGCTGGCGGGGCTGGTGGCTGGGGCAATGAAAATGCCAGCACAGGCCCAGGTGGTGGAGGCGGCGGCGGTGGTGCTTATGCCGAAGCAATCTTCTACGCTTATAAGTTTGATGATGGTTCCGTCTTTGATGTTGTCGTCGGTGGGAACAGCACAGGCGGGTCTAACGGCGGCACTTCTTCTTTCACGCTGCGCGGTAAACCAGGCAACGCTTATCTGTTTTGTCCTGGCGGAACTGCGGGCGAGAGCGGTCGTGAGAAGTCTCAAATTGATAAGGGATATTCTCAGGGCGGCGCTGGTGGCCGACCAGCAAATAACGGTATTGATTTAGACAAGATGCTACCGCCTAATCTTGTATTTGGTGGCGATGGCGCTCCTGGCTTTTCTGTAAAGAACTACAAAGGCGACAAGACTGTTGGCGGTGCTGGCGGTGGTTCTTTTGCTGGCCCTAGTTTCTGGGGTGGCTATGGCGGTTATGGCTATGGTTCTACTGGCGGCGGCGAAGCTAACGGTAAAACTGGTGTTGCTGTTGCTGGCAACGCATTTGTGATTATCGAGTGGTAAGTATGAGCGACTTAGTTTTCGTTCCTGCTTATTGGCCTGTATTCAAGACGGCGGAACTCCGCCGTTTTGATTACACTGTCGATGATGGAACTCTACAGCCGATTACATCAGTGTTTAGTTATGATGTTGGATCGGATTCAATGCTTTATTCCGATTACGATCATACCGGCGTTTTGAAAGACGTTTGGTATTATCAATATCGCGTAGGGTTCGGGATTGCTGAGTATAGGGACGATTATCCAGGCGGCAAGAAAGTTTTGATGGAGCCCGCGATAGGGTGGGGCGAATTTGCAACGATTGGCGGCAATTATCAAAACTCACCAAAGATGGATCCATTTAAAAGCTGGCCGCCTGCAATGGCGCAGGGCTGGCAATACATCTGGTGGGAAGATCATCTTGATACGTTCACGCAGCGCGATGGCACTGTGTATAAAGATGTGCTGCAATTTCTTTATACGCAAAGCTGGGATGGCGGTAAGGCGTCAGGCGCGCGTTATTGGATGGCGTTAGGCGTTGGTCCAGTAAGCGTGCAATGGGTTGCGCAAGCTCCTGATGGATCGATCGTTACAACAACAAGGATGGATGGGAAGCTGTCCATCTTTAATAATGCACTGGTTGCTTAATGGCGCAATTAGACATTGATGAACATGGGCGAAAAATTTATGAGCCCGGAGGTAAAGTTCTCGCTGATTATCTTGTCGATCGGGCTCATGTCAGTGTCATACGTGGTCCTATTGGTTCTGGAACAAGTTCTGCGTCTTGTATTAAAATCGGGATGCTTGCGGCCGAACAAAACAAAAGTCCTCTTGATGGGATTAGACGGTCACGTTGGGCGGTCATCCGCAATAGTTATCCAGCGCTGAGGAATACGACTGTAAGGACCTGGCTCGATTGGTGGAGCGAGAATCTTTACGGGAAGATGAACTGGGGTAAGCCCATGATGCACATGATGCGCTGGGCTGATGTTGAGTGTGAAGTAATCTTTCTTGCTCTGGACGATGAAGCGGACGTGGCTAAGCTGCGATCGTTAGAGTTGACGGGCGTTTGGATTAACGAGCTCGAATATATTCCTAAGATTATTTTTGATGAAGCTGAGTCAAGAACGGGTCGTTATCCTGCGCAGAAGGATGGCGGTTCGCGCTGGTCCGGCGTGTTGGCGGATTTGAACGCGCCGAATGAAGATCATTGGCTTGTTCAGATGACGCAAGAAGTTCCGTATCCTGACGAGATACCGGAAGAAGATCGATCGTTCTGGCCGAAGGATTGGAGCTATTTTGTTCAACCGCCTGCGTTGAACGAGATCTTTGGACCTGACGGAAAGACGGTTGTTGATTACCAAATGAATCCTGGCGCTGAAAACGCTCAGTGGCTTGTGCCTGGTTTTTATGACGAAAAGCGGCGCGGTAAGTCGAAGCAATGGATCGATAGCCGGTTAATGAATCGGATTACGTTTGTTGTTGACGGCGATCCCGTGTGGCCAATGTTTCGAAGGGAGACGCATGTTAGTCCGAGGCCCCTTAGTTATAATAATGCTTACCCTTTGGTGGTTTCTTTGGATTTCGGCAGGCGTCCAAGCGCGCTTGTTGGTCAAGAGATTGGAAACCGTATCTACATCCTGCGAGAGTTTAGGATGTATGGAGTTGGCGCCGCGACTTTTGCTCCGGCGCTAAAGCGGCAATTAGACCAACATTATCCTGGCGCGGCGATAAGATTTACTGGCGATCCAAAGGGAAGAGATCGAGGGCAGGCTGATGAAAACACGGCTTATGATGTTTTTTCTAAGTATGGCATGCACGTTTTTCCTGCTCCGGTTAAGAATAATCATATTCAAACAAGAATTACTGCGGTTGAACAAGTCTTGAATGAAATGTTCAATGGCGGTCCGCGCTTGCAGATCGATCCGTTGAATTGCCCGACATTGGTTGCCGGCATGAGCGGCAAATATCAGATGCGTAAACTGATGATCGGTGAGGATCCGACGCCTGAGAAAGATAAGTATTCCGATATAGCTGACTGCCTTCAATACATGGTTTTGTTCTTAGGCAATGGGCGTGTTCTGTCTGGGCCCGCCTATCAAGACGTTCCTCGCTTCATGCGTATTCAACAAAAGCAGAAAGACATGCGGAGGCTTAGGCCATGACGCATGATACGAATGATTGGTTGATTGCTTTTTATCGAGACACTTACACCTGGTATGGCAAGATGGTCCCAGGCGAGTTTAAGCATGTCGCATTATGTCGGTATATGCCGCACACAAATACCTGGATTTATTTAGATTATGATTTCAAGGGCGTTCATTGCTTTACATTTCCTGGCGCCGAAGAGGCGCTGGAACCATTAGCTAAGAAATTAAATTCATGCGCGATCGTGCGTATGCCGGTGAAAAATAGAGACTTTTGCTTTCGCGGAATCTCTACCTGCGTGAGTTTTGTTAAGCACGCGCTTGGCTTCAATCGTTGGTGGATTGTTACGCCAGATCAACTCTATTGGCGCTTACTCGAAGAAGGCGCGGAACACATCAAGTCATAGGCGGTGCGGTGATCGCTAGGCCCGATGAGGCCAGTCTCCATCCTGAGTTTTCAGGTTGGGAGATTTCGCATGGGTGGAGGCGGTGGCGGCGATGGCGGCATGGGCGCCATGATGATGATGATGATGATGATGCAGCAACAAAGCCAAATGCAAGCCATGATGGCTCAGCAGCAGGCCCAAGCTCAGGCAATGCAGAAGGCCCAGGCCGATCAAGCGGCGCAAGAGCAAGCTCGTCAACAGCAGCAATTAACGGCCCAGCAGCAGGCGTCAGTTCAGAAACAAGTTGCTCAGGTTCAGTCTGACGTTTCGTCTGGCACTTGGAATATGTTGCGCCAGTTTGCGCCCGCTAACATGACGCTTGGCGGCGGCAATCTTGGAACAATGGCGACGGCTTCTATTCCGTCGCAGATGACGCTTCCTCTTCAATCAGCTCTTAGCTCTGGCGCTCTAGGCGGAACGGCCGCGGGCGGTGCTGCCTAATGGCGCGAGATAATAAAGAGGAAGAAAACACTGATAATTTTGGATCGCGGAGGGCATATCTCGAAGCGATGGTTAAGTGGCGCTTGGCGGATGCCAGGCGTCAGAAAGCTCCTTTTGAATATGATATGCGCGAGGGCTATGTGTTCGCCGCTCCGCATAGATCTATCACGGTAAATTCTACATCCCCCAAGCCAATGGGGAAGATTTATCAGACGCCTCAGGTAAACACTTCGTTTGGCTTTGAGCTTTGCGGCGACTTTCCAACGGTTATTATTAATACGTTTTTTCCCCAAAACGCTCAGTGGCTCGTGAGGCGCGCAAGTTCGATCGTTCCTCCTGAAATGGTTCAGGAAGTTGAGATCATGGCGGCCCATGCAGATGCTACGGTATTTAAGTCTATTCTTTCCAGTAATCTTTATGCTGAGTGCGGTAAGGCGTTTAATCCCGATCTTGCTTTGGGAACTGTAGGTCTTTGGATAGAGCAAGAAAAAAGCTGGGAGCCTCCGAAGGTCCAGTGTGTTCCTATCCGTGAAATGGAAATTAATATCGGCGCTGATGGATCGATCGATGATCGTTTTGTTGTTCGCCATACGCGTTACCGATATTTAAAATCCGTCCTTCCTGATATTGAGATTCCAAAGCCTGTTGTTGAAAAAGGTAACAGAGACGACAAGAAAAACGTTGTTGTTGTTTGGTCGTTCTGGAAGATCTTAGATGATCCAGGAGAAGAGAAGTGGCAGCATTGTATTACGGTTGATGGATACCTAGCGCATGAGGCGGTTTTAAGGGGCGCTGGGTCATGTCCGTTTATTGTCGCGCGCTTTAACGCGACGCCTGATTGGGCCTGGGGCGTTGGGCCTTTGATCCAGGCATTGCCGGATCTGCGCGTTGTCGACGAGCTGGCGCAAATGAAAGTGCGCAATGTCGATCTCGCTTTAGCTCCTCCGATTAGTTTCCCGGATAGTTCTTTCGCCAATATCTCTGACGGTATTGAAAGCGGCATGGCTTACGCGATCCGTCCTGGCGAAGAGGGGGCGATTAAAAATCTTTACAATCCTCCGTCTATCGATCCTGCGATTTACGTTACGCAAGATTATGAGACGCGAATAAAGAGATTGTTCTTTCTAGACTGGCCTCAGCAAGACGGTAAGACTCCGCCAACTGCGACACAGTGGTTGGATGAAATGACGTTGGCGCAGAGACGCATCGGAACGCCGGGTCTAGTCTTTTGGGAAGAGTTCTGCGCTGGGGTCTTTAAGAGATATTTGTATCTGCTTGAAAAGGCCGGGCAGGTTGAGAAGATCATGGTTCCTGCGCGCGGTGGCGGAAAGCGCCCTGTTGCGATGATGCCTTACAACCCAGCTCAACGTTCGGCCGAGCAAGAAGAAGTCGCTCTCTTCTCTCGCTTTGTTCAAATTGGCGCGTCCGCTTTTCCAGAAGAATGGAAAATGGCGACCGACGGAACAAAGACTTTGCAGAATGTCGCGAACAAGATGGGCGTCAATTCTATGTGGGCGCGAAGAGATCCTGCGAAGATCGCCGGCGCCGTCGCTCAGATTCAGCAATTGCAGAATGGCACTCAGGCAGGCGCGCCAGCCATGGCGCAAGGTCAGCCAATGCCAGGCGAAACAGCAGGTCCGACGCAAGCGCCAATTCCGCAATATCAAATCAAAGGTAACATATGATCTTTCCAAGTGACGAGGAGAGAGAAGGGCTCAAAAGACTTGGCCTTCACTCCGATGCTCAATGCCTCGCACAATACCTTCTAAGGGTGCTCCAACACGTTTCTGTTCACGGCTCAGATCTCGGTGCGGTGAATAGAAGTGAGGGTCAGCGCAGTCTCGCACGCGATTTAATCGATGTGATGGAGTTGCGTGAGTCACCGCATGATAGAAAACCAGACGCCCTCGAACTCAGTAGAGCCCGCCCAAACAACGTTACAACTGGGCAGCGAACAATCGCCCGCCGTCTCCCAGACGCCAAGTGAAGCGCCTCCGCGTCCTTCATGGGTTTCTGATGAATATTACGATCCCAATCGCGGCGTAAAATTAGACGAGCTCGGCGCAAAGTTCAAAGAACTTTCCGAATTTAAAAAGTCCGTAGATGAGCAAGCGCAGGCGCGCAAATCTGAAATGCCTGCAAGCGCAAAAGACTATGGAATTTTACCAGAAGGAGCAAAGGTTCCTGAGGGTTTTAACTTAGATCCTGATCATCCGATGTGGGGTCTTTTGCAGGAAATTTCCTACGAAAAGGGAATGACCAAAAAAGAGTATGGCGAGATCGCCACTAAGTTTGTTGAGCGTTCAATCGAAGCAAACAAATCTTTCTTAGCGAAGGCCGAAGCTGAACGCGCTGAAATGTTCAAGCAGCTTGGCGACAACGGCGCAGCTCGCATCGACAATCTTCAAAAGTGGTTCCGTTCCTCCTTTGGCGACCAGGTAGGAGCACAACTTTCTCAAACGCTTTTCACGCCCGACATCGTGAAAGCGATGGAGAAAATGCAGCGTTCTCTCTCAAACCAAGGCGTTACTTCGTTCAACGGTTTGGGACGCGATCAAGCTGGCGGCGGCGAGATCGAGGGATGGGACAAAATGACGTTCGAACAACGTTGGAACGCCAGGTCCCAAATGGATCGCCGCGCTAGCTAAATGAGGTAAATGAGATGGCAACAGTTTATTCGAGTGTATCGGCTCCGATTACACTCCTAGAATATGCAAAAACTATGGATCAAGATTCGCCCACGCGAATCTTTGTTGAGAACATGGCCGCCGAGAGTGATCTTATGGCGTCTATGCCTTTCCTTCCTGCGCAAAACGGCAAGCGCGCCTATATGGACATTGCCAATGTTCCGCAGGTTGGTTTCCGTGGCCTTAACACGGCTGGCGGTGAAGCAACCGGCCACTTTAACCTTCGTGAAGAAGACACGTTCTTCGTCGACGAATATGTTAAAGTCGACCGCGCAATCATGGATCGTCTTGGTCCTGAGCACGAAGCTCGCCAGATCAAGTTGAAGACAACTGCGCTTGCGCAGATGTTTACTCAGAATTTTATTAAATCTGACAACGATCTGAATCCAACGGCTCCGAATGGTATCCAGTCGCGCTGCACAAACCTTGCAAAAAATGCTGGCACTGGCGGAAATCTTTACTACAACTCAGAAGTTGCTGGCGGTGCTCCGCTTTCGCTTGCTAACCTGGATATCCTTTACTGGTTAGTGAACAAGCCAACCCATTGGCTAATGCCTCGCGGCCTTATGCCTTATCTTGACGCTTCTGCGCGCGATCCGCAGCTCACCAATAATACGGTGACTTACGATATGGCAGATCCGTTGGGACGTCGCGTTATGCGCTATAAGGGCTTGCCGATCTTGTTTGGTTACGAGCCTGACGACTCTCCTGACATGCTTCCGTTTACGGAAGTTGGCGCAGGCGGCGGCGCTCCTGCAACTGCTTCGATCTACTGCATCAGCCTCCGTGATGGCGGCCTGTATGCGATCGAACAAACGCCTCTTACGGTTCGCCCTGAGGGTCAGTTGATTGGCGCTCCGTTCAACTCAACTCACATTAAATGGGACTGGGGTATTGCCCGCGAACATCCTCGTTCGGTAGCTCGCCTTACGTCTGTCACCGCTGCAAAGATCGCAGCGTAATTTAACGCAAGGAGAATACGACGATGCCTTTAGGCCCATTTATCGGAAACAACGGAGCTCCGGTTCCGTTTAATCCACCAACGAAAGTCGGCACATTTGACGCTGCTAACTGCTTCACTGGCAGCTTGACGCCTCAGACGTTTACGGCTTCCGGCTACTTTCAAGAGAGCGGCGCTCCGGCAACGCTTGATGTTGGCCCAGGTCTTTTCGATGGCTACTGGATTATCGACTGGACGGCGCGCAAACAGACGGCGGGAACTGAGGAATACACTGTGTATCTTCTCGGCTCTAACGATCCTGCGTTTGCGCCTGGCAACACTGAGATGTTGGCGGTGCAGGACTTTGGTGGCGCTCGCTCTGCCGTTGCTCCATCATTTAATACTTGTGGCGCAAGTCCGGCTGTTACTAGTGGAGAAACAAACTATATCCCGGTCTTAAACTTTAAGTCGGGTATTGTTTACCGCTACATTCGCGCTGGCATTGATGTTAATGGCACGGCTCCAACGGCTACCGTTAATAGCTGGCTAACTTACGATGCAGGTTAATAGATGATCAGCTTGATAAAAGGTTATTACAAAGATCCGGCTAATGGCCAGGTAACAGAATATCAGGGTTATGCCATTGACGTGCATGACGCTGTTAGGCGATTTCCTGATCAGTTTAGCCTAAAGCCTTGGGACGACGCTAAGCCTGCGAAGCAGCCTGAAACGTCAATCCGTAAGACGGTCTAGTAATCTGACTAAGGATGGACTGAGGAGGGCCGGGAAATTCCCGGCCTTTCTTATTGAGGTGCGGTGAATGGTTGCTTTGGCGTCGATAGCTTTGCACCATGACAAACACGCCAGATTACCCGAATTATGCGAACGTTGATCCGCAAACGCGGGTTTTCGATCTTTCCGATAAGCTCAAAATTATCAATCAGGCGCTTACAAACACTGGAAACAATCCAGTTGATGTTTACGACGATACGTCTGACGAATGGCGCGTAGCTAATAATGCTTATGAGCAAGCCGTCCTATTTCTCCTGGGAGAATATGACTGGAACTTCTCAACTGATCAGATCCCATTACAGCGCATCGGGGATAGCAATTACCCTGGCTATAAGGACGTTTTTGCCAAGCCGGTTGACTGTATCCAGATCGTAAATGTTTGGAGGATGGACGATCAGCAAAGGCTAGAGCGTTACCTGGCGGCGTATAATAGATCCATGGCTGATATGTATCCGCCGGCTCTTACCTATAGAGTTATTGGCGATGCGATACATACGATCGCGCCAGAAGGCGTTTACGGACTTTATACAAAATTCCCTCAGGGAGCTCAGGATTGGTCGACTGGTTTTCAGGCGTGCCTGCGGACCAAGATAGAAGCCAACATTTATCGCGCGCTCAATGAAGATTACCAGATGGCTACGGCCTGGGAGAAATATTCAGATGAGCTCCTGGTTCGCGCTAAGACTCGTAACGCTCAGGAAGATTCTACTCGTGTGATGTTTAAGTCCCGCCTGGTCGCGTCGAGGTTTATCCGTCGATATGGTGGGGGGTATCGGTATTGAGCGCCGGATCTGATTTCGATATTCAGGTCGACTTTTCAGGAGGGCAGATTAATCAATCTTCCCGCCGAAGGAATGACGTCAATGTTGTAAAGGCTGGCGGCCAAGTATGCCAAAACTGGCGCTGCACGGCTACGGGTCAGCTTATACCCAGGGCTGGCCGAAATCTTCTTTACTATACCGATACAACGCGCGGTGACTATGTTCGTGTTTCTACCGGCGAAGAATTTCTAATTAGATTTTCAGCTCACAAATTAGAGTTTGTCGATCTTATTGGAAACGTCATAGCTTTTGTTGATGATCCAAAAGTCCTTATTTGGGACGCTCGCCATATAAGCAATATTAATTTCGCTCAGGCTCAGGACAATATTTATATCTGCTATCCTACTATGCGGCCGTATATGTGCGTATGGGATCGGCAAACTCGTAAGTGGGATTTTTATCAATTCTCATTTGATCAAGGATCTGGCGCTATTAAGATGCCGTTTTACCGCCGCGCTGTTCTTGGCGCGGCTATGTCTTATGACGGTTTGACTGGCGACGTTAATTTAACCTGCTCGAAGAATTACTTTACGCCTAATCTAGTTGGCGCAATTATTTCGATATTAGGCCAGCAAGTAACAATCAAAGAATATAAAGCGCCTAATAAAGTGGTTGCCACGGTAACATATCGACTACCGGAATCTATCGCTGTTGCGGTAAAAGATATTGCGCCTTTTATCCCAGGTCAGATAGTTCAGCTCGCGGCGTCAGGGGTTAAGTTTGAGGTTGGCTCTGTTAAGGCACTTCCTGACAAAGACAATCCAAATGCCGGAACTGTTGTCGGCGTATTGATTTCAAACATCATATTTGAACAAGCTGCTTATCAGCAAAACGATCAGCTTGTTTCTCCATTAGGCGCGTCTGCTCAAACCAATCTTCCTGGTAAGGCGGACCCGGGATCTCCAACTATCCAGTGGCAAGAAGAGTTTTTTAGTTCGCGCCAGGGATACCCTGAGAGCGTTTCATACGATCGCGGTCGTCTGATCTTTACGGCTTTTCCTCAGGCAACAAATGCAGTTCTTTGGTCTCAGATAGGATCGCCCAATAGTTTCTGGATTGATACTGTTGCCGCTTCTACTCAGCCTGGCGCCGGCGGCAATGCTGACTCGGCAATATTTGAGCTCGTTTCAGGATCGCAAGATATTTTCTTTGTTCAGGGATGGCAGCAAGGTCAATTCGTTTTTACAAGACGCGGCGTTTATTACATCCCAGCTTCGCAGCAATATCCTGTCCAGCCAGGTAACATAACATTCGAAAGAATTTCAGACGACGGCATTGCTAATGTTCGGCCAATTACACTGAACGATGCAATGTTATTTATTAACTCTGAGCTCAATCGTATTGCGGCTGTTCGTCCTACTGGCTCATATACGCGCCCGTTCTTGACGCAAGACGTGTCCGATATGCACACGGATCTCTTTACTGGGCCGGTGCATATTACCGTCACAACTGGTGACGGCTATCGCCCTGAGCGTATGGTCTATGTCGTCAACAAAGACGGGACAATTGTTGTAGGTAAGGCAGCTTTTGGTTCAGAGGGTCAGCCATTGTTTATTGGTTGGTCTCCTTGGGTATCAAACGGAACTGTAACGTGGCTTTCTGCAAGAGGTCCGAGCGTATTTTATACGACGGTTTATAATTACGGAGATGTTGCATATGCCGCTTGCGAGACAGGAACGGAGCAAGTTTATTTAGATCACGCTCTTCTTGTTAATGGAAGTAATGGAAAAGCTACCCCGCCAGATGGAAAAGGTATTTTCTATCAAGCCCCAGCAGGGACGATGGTTACGTTAATGGATTACAATCTCGACTATGGCGAGCGCGCCATTGATGAGAATGGATTTATTATTCCGTATCCGGGTGAAGATCTTTCAAGCCCGACTTTAGTTGCGGGTTTTTATACCCCATCGATCTACAGGCCCTTTAGTTACTTTGATAGAAATGGCGATAGAACAAAAAGAATAAGTATCGATCGAATATCTATTAACGTTGAGCAAGCAACCGATTTTATGCTCGGCAATAAGACATTTACAACAAGCGTATTTGGGGCTGACGGAACTGCTCAGCCAAAACTACTTGATGGAACATTCAGGATAAGAACGCTTGGAAGATCTTGGAACCAGTCGGTTGATGTAATTAAACATCGCCCTGGACCGATAACAGTCTGCGAGCTCTCATTGGAGGTTTCGAACTAATGGGTGACGGCGCATCTATGCAGGAAATGGCCGGCGGCCTGTCTGCAATGGGTATATGGGACCAATCCTATACCCAAGCACAAAATATTATGCAGCAAGGCCAGGACGCTCTTTTTCAAAATGAGTATCAGGCTGGTCAATATCAGATTGCAGCGCAGGTTGCAGATATTCAGGCGGCGCAAACCAACTTTTCCATGAGGCAAAGGTGGGATTCACAGATGGCAAACGTTAATGCCGTCATGGCCATGGATGGTTCTGATCCAAATAGTCCGTCTAATTGGGCTGTTAAAAATGCTGCGCAGGGAAAACAGGATAACGCGCTCGAAAATACATCAGCTAATTTTTACAATGATAAGATGGCAAAGATGTCTGCGCGCAAGCTCT